GTAATACGGCGGGGTGCAGCAGTATTAGTGGTATAGACACGGAAACGCATTCCACCGCGGCGCCAGCGAAATGGTATGAGTAGCCAGGCCCAAGAAGATAGATTTGTGCTATAAATGGAAGGCTGCGCAGTGATTGTGGATGAACTAGCACCTAGACTATAGTTACTAGAATCAAGCTCATTATATCTCTTCAAAAGATCGGTGACACACCTGTATTCTTCAGGGGCAACTAAGCGGCTTTCGACGCCACGATCAAATTGAATGATAGGGGTAGCTAAATCCATAAGTTCTCCTACATGAGATTGCTCATCAAGGACATATTCCCAATTATAATCGATATTGTTCAAGGGACAACCATCAAGCTGATTCACCTGGAAATCAGGACCAGCTGCAACCCAAACATTGCATGTTACGGTAGCACTTTGAGTAGGATCACTCAGAGCAACTCGATTTATCAGTTCAACTCCAATATACCCGGTACTATTGTTTAATGAAGAGCTAGCACTCAAGACCTTCACATATCTGTAGGCACGGTCTGCAATATAAGGAACATCAACTGCAGTATGAGTATCTCCAGATATATCGATCACTCTAGAAATAACATCTCCAGAATGGTCTCCAACCGCAAAGGCTCTAGAACTACCGGGGAAGAAGGTTATACGGATTCTACAGGATGTCATACAACTCGCCGTAAAGTAGAATAAATACCGCATACCACCTCGCCAATAAACAAATTGACTGGTGAACCAACCCAAGTAATGGGGATACAGCGTAAGGGTAGGAGATGCTCCGCTCGTAGGTACCAAAGCGGGATCAACGGGCCAGCTATCTATGAGTGTCCCAGCAGCCGTGTCGCTAGTAAAGGAGAAAGATCTCAACCAGCCAGGGCGCATAAGGCACTCAAGAAGGGGGGCACAGGGATCCATAGGACCCATGAAGTGGCCACCAGATGATATATTAGCCGTCGGGAGTAGACTCAACTTGTTGGAAGGATCTGCTCCAGCTCCTTGGCTCAATTCATTGCCCATATCTAGACGAGTTTTAGTAACAACGTCAAGAGTAGTGGGCTTGTCGAGCAAAGCAGCTAAGGGAGCTAGTTTGGTCACAGCATCACCCAGTCCTCCTAGCATATCTACTGCTCCGGATATCCAATCCGAGGCGTCAGCCAGAAGGCTATGTTGCTCAGTTTTCTTCTTTGTCTCTGAGGAGTTAACCTTAGTACTCTTACTCTGAGGTATGAGCTCATCAGGATTCATTCCAGACAATTCGGGTTCAATGAAACTGGCAAAAATAGTAACGTCAACTGATTGAGCTACTGCTTGGCCTACTTGCTTGAGAGGGACTAAAACGTCAACAAAGATCTTGGTCATTTCAGCAACTCTCGATCCAGTACGGGACGAAGCATCAATATTGATCCAGTCCACTGGAATTTGCCACTCAAAATCAACTTCAATAACACCTGCAGTCATCGCAGAGAGTAAGAAGGGCTTGTTATTCCGAGCAGCTTCCACGGTTGTCTGAGGATCAAAAAGACCAGCACCAGCCAAAACATGGGGCATTTGACTAATTATCAGAGTTCCATAGTGCCAAGTAGTAGAGTTGATCCTAAGACCAATTCTTACGGCACGGCATCTAAAGAACTTATAGTAGTCAAGAAGTTGGGATATTTGTGGCTTCGCGAATAGATCTCCAGGGAAATCATATGTAGCGAGCCGTCCTGTTGAGGCTGAACCCCAGGTTATGGTTTCAATCTCATAGGATCTTCCTAGAACAGTTCCCAACTGTTGACTAGGAAAGGGTGAGTTAAGCAAATGTAGATTCTGCTCCCGAGTCCCGGGTTGGATCGCTTCAAGCAGATGCTCATCTTCTACATAAGTAGTTAACTCCTTTTGTGTAACTATTTCGTCTACACTTGCAGAACGTACAGAGTCTTTTGAACTCGTGTCCCGTACCGCAGAATCCTCCGTGTGAGGGTTGTTGTTGTTTGAAATTGATAAAGACATGGTAATTATTACAATTTAAGCGACTATTGCAACTGCGGCCATTACATTTTTACTAAACCTTCCTTACATCTACGCGATGGGGTTGGAATATATTCTATGTTATTACCTTCGGGGGTATCCCTCATTTAAGACTTATGTTGATCACCGGAATAAATTCTCTACGCTTGTAACGGCGTGTGTTTTTAGTAGATTAAGTTTAACTACAATACTCTTCATAGCAGGGGCGTGCAAATCTAAATGGATCCTCCTTACACTATGGGGATTATGGCTCACTATCGGTGTGGCGCTCACACTTTTATTTCACTGGTTCAGGTCGAACTGTCCATAATCCTTTGCGGGACGTTGAGTAGTTTAAAGTGATGCTCAGCACTTGGCTACCTTACGCGGTAGAATAGAAGCGGTCACGACAAGAATCCCAGGTTTCGCGAGTAAATCTCTTAAACTGCTTTTCCTGCAAGATTCTATCGAATATAGTCTTATACTTCTCAAACGTAGGACGGCCATGAAAATAAAGGTCACGGAGCGCATCATCCATATTATCTGGAACTGCATCTTCTCCGGCACTTACTCTGATCCACAACACGCGTTGAAGAATTTGAGTAACCTCCATAATAGGAAACACCCTACCATGGGGGCCAGATCTAAAATACTTTTTCAGAAATGAAATCTGTTCTCTCGGGGTGTATTCAGCAACTTGTTGATTCTTTGTAGCATCTGTATACTCCATAGAAAAGATTAACTTTAATCCTTCCTGTAGGGTCCTTTGATTAAACCAATCAAGGGCGGGGGATACAGCTATAATATGATCATCACCATAGAAGAATGGTCGTACACCATATTGCCACAATCCAAGTAATTCAGTGCGCGAGTAACCGCGTTGAATACCCGTGTAAATAAAGATGCTGAATACCATCAATTTATTATTCTCACTATTTTCCTCAGCAGTAAATGGATCTCCAGAAGGTTTTCCATCACTCCGAGCGTATATGAGATTACCGTGTAGAGCAACAATAGTTAGGGATGCTTCCCAGAGTGTTCTACGAATTGAATCATGTAATTCGTTCCCATACGCTCGGTGCATTCTATCACATATGTTCTTTCCGGTAATTTCACGCAATTCGCGGAATAATCGGATATCAAAACCCTTGAAATCACCACAAATGAAGTTGGGGTTAACAATTTCATTCAATTTGATCCACATGTATTGGAAGTCCATTCCTTGGACATTAGTTCCAACCATTGATGGACCAAGAGGTGCTTCTGTTTTTACAGTATTAAGCCATCCTCCAAAATACATTATCGTAACAATGTATTGATCGAAGGGACAAACTTGTATATAACGGGTTTTGTTAAGTGTATCGATATCATTGATATCTCGCAATTCATCTTTAGGGACAGTGGTATAGATCCAATTTGGAACACATTTCTTTTCCAAGAGTTCAATACATTCAAGTATTCTCTTCTTAAAGAATGGTTTTGGAACTAGTACTTTACCCCAATCAGGCAAATAAGAGCGTTCTCTAGGTGTGAGATACCTATCGACACATTTTGGACATTCACATGCGGTCAACTTAGTCTCATCTCCACACTCACCAAGTTCCGGCGGGTATA